GTTCCAGATATATCATAACTATCACAGCCAAAAGCTCCAATATGCTCATTAACTGGATGATATATTCCATTTTTTTTTATTTTTTTATTTTTTAAATTAATAGAAGGACTCCAGCTAATTTTAAACCTTCCTCTTGTGTCAGGAGCCCAAATAACTTCGGAGTCTAAAACGCCATCTTTCCAATAAAATTTACCTTGAGTTACATGATGTTCCATTATTAATGAATCATTATAATCTATCTGCTGATATATTTTAGTCAAGTTAAAGATTGATGATTTACTCTCATCCCTAAATGCATGCGACTCAGTTCTAGGAAACTGTCTGTAAAATTCATTCAACGCGTCAGCATCTTTTTTTAATGAATCCACTTCAGCTTGCCAATAGTTAATAGCCCCATAATCTATAAACTCACCATCAACTCCTTTTACTTTTTCTTGTGGAGTATAAAAAACAGGCATTCCATATATATCTATAAACCCTTCCATGTTCCATTCCATCGGAATAAACAAAGAATATAAACCGCTTTTAGTTTGCCCATTTGCATTTCTAGTTATAATGTTTGAGTCATCGAATAATTTTTTAAAATTATCACCCCCTTTGCTTAAAGCATTTGAGGTGGATCCCATCATACACTTTCCTATAACTTTACTTCCTAATCGTAAACAAGTTTTAGTTACACGCCAATTGTTTTGAATGTTATTAGGCTTTATCCATTTACCTGATTCATCGTGTACTAAAAGTAAAAGTTTCTCACCATCATACGAGTTATCATCCGTGTTCTTCCAGTCAATAGTTGTGTCTAACCCGTCTAGCTCTTCGTTCATCACCTCATGCATATTCTTTTTTGTAATCTTAGATGCTGGAACTCTAAAAGCTAACTCTGTTTTAGGTTTATCCATACCATCTTGTATTGGTTTAAAAAAGAATGGAAGTCTATTTGCAATGGGAACTACTTTATCGGTAAAAAGTTTTTTAGCGTCAGCACCTGTTTTAGACAAAATACCTACCCTTGAATCTTTAGCAAGCGTACCTTTATTTACGCATTCAGAGGCGCCCATAAAAGAAAACCCAGATCTTCTAATTTTTAAGTAAGACATACCAAAGCATCTCTTATCTGCTTTGCAAGCCTCCCAATAAATAAAAAATATTCTATTTGCCTCTCTAAAGTCTGGATAACCAACATCTATATTTGTCCATTGCAAATACATATAATGAGAACCTGTAATATAAGTAACTTTGCCATTATTATAATACCAATAGCCTTCATCTCTTTTATCAAACTCAGTTTCAATATAATCAATCCATTTACTTTTAAATACAGAACTCATTTTATTCCATTGAAAAATAGAATTTATTTTAGATAATTCTACAGGGCATTGATGACGCTCCCAATATTGATTGGATTTTTTATCTGATCTTTTAAATATGTTTTTAGGTTTTACAGGCAACCCTATAGCTAATCCATTTATATTTATAATAAGACCTACTTGCCCATTTTTAGAAATGTTTACAAAATCATATTTTTCATTATAACCATAAATCCACGTCCTAGCTTTATTTTTTCTAGATAAAACAGCCGAGGGGATATAGCCCTTTATTTCTTGATATAAATTATTTTGATTTTCTTTCTGCAAACCCTTGGTTACTTATTTTAACATTCACGTCTTTTAAATTTTCTTCTTCAACGTCTATTTTATTTAGAATCTCAAACGCATCAAATATAGCAAGCTTTTTAGTTGCTGCTGCGTTCTTTAATCTATCTGCCGCCAGCTCATCTTCAATATCTGGTTTTATAATATCCTCTTTAGCTACTTTAATTAACTGCTCTACAGCTCTTCTTCCTGCTGAAACTATTTGTCTTTTTAATTCGTCTGAGGTCATAATTTAAGTTTTAAAAACATTACCTGTACCAATCTCGAATCGTTTCCTATTCCATAGTTTTCAAATATATTCCTAGAGTGAGAAATAATCGAATCAAATATTACCATTCTATTATATGCAGCATAAAAGATGCATATAGGAAGATTGTTGTGATAAAGCGTTGTTCCCGCTCCCTTTGGATAGGTTTTATTTAAATACAAAAGAACTGTCTTGTCTCCCATCATTTCATCAGAATGAATAAAATTAGGTTCTGATTGATTAAGGGGTGATTGTCTTACGAAATTGTATGTCACCGTGTAATCAGGAAAACCATCTTCGATTTTTTTTTGCAGTTCATCGTTTTCTCGTACCTGTACCCCTCTAAACACATTATCTCCATCTTCAATATCTATAAATGAGCCGCTGAGTATTTCTTTAACATACAGGTCTGGGCTTTTAATTATATCATTTATTATCAGCTGGGTCATAATACCATTGTTATTTGGTGGTCATACATTCTATAAAGCTTTTCATCATCTACCATAAACTCATACTCGCTATCAGGTTTAAAAGAAATAGTGTCTCCATTTTTCAGTCCTTTAGATTTTAAAAAATTGTTTGCATACTTTAATACACCTATTAAAGGTTCTTCTGTTCCTAGTTTAGAAATAAAAGACTCTTGTTTTTCGACAGGCTGAATAAAACAATATCTATCATGGCAATACCATTCACCTTCACTTTTATACATAAAAAATTGATCATCATCAATAAAAAATAAATCATCTTTGAAATAACTCTTACCGCTCTGCCTTCTTCCTTTCATGTCATTATAAAACTTAAAAACATTGTGATGAACCAGCAGGGTATCACCTACCTTTATGTCTCCAGTATATCCTAACGGAGTAGCCTCTACTATCCCTTCTCGATTAGATGCTTTGTGATTTTCCTCTGAGGTACTTGTTATTAGCTCAATACCACTTACGTTTTTAGTATTGTTATATCGCTTGTC